GTTTTTTTTTTTTTAGGCGCGGCATACGCCGCCTTCCGAACCAAAATAGTACCAGCTTAGAGCCGGGTTAGGGTTAGGGTAAAGGGGAGTTAGAGGGATGCTTTACCTATTGGATCGCGCCAACGGACGGTTCTAGAACACTGTACGGATACGATGTTAGCGGGAGTACCGGTGGCAGAGGGATCTGACGATGAAATGAGGAGGAATAGTGGTTCGTCCTGGGGCACGTTGAATGGACCAAAGTCACCATCAATAATGGTGGATATGTCCTGAGGAGTTGCTGGGACAGTTTCTTCCTGATTACGGAGTTTACCCTTCTTAGGGCAAATGTTAAAGGAGAGGTAACCTGAGTTACCAGTGACTGCGGGGCCGGGGTTCTGTTGACCGCCTCCCGGGGTGGCAGGACCGTTGCGGGAGGAGGAGAGGTAGAGCCATTTCGTGGCATAGACCCTGAGGTAGGGATTACCACCGAGCTTATTCCTCTCGGGATTGGCTAGGTCTTTGAGCTGGGAAAGGGCAGTAGGAAATGAGAAGAGGGGCTGACCAGACAGCACCTGTTGAATAGCCTTAGACTTGACGGAGAATAGATCGACACGGATACGCGTGTCGATTGCCGAGGGAGTAGCTTGGAAGCGCATTGTAACATGGCATGAGAGGGCAAGATATTTGCCAGTATCGACGATATCGGAGTTTTGGCCGGAGTGGAAGATGTTCTGGGACGGGGTCCAGTTGCCAACTGTTTGGACAGCGGTACCTGAGGCATTGTATTGGGCAAAGTTTGCACCGGTGGACGTTGCACGGCGACACGTGAAGTCCATAATGTCGGTAAGGATGGGTTGAGAGGCGAAGGGAGTCATTAGGTTGGAGACTTGAAAGTTTCGCTGGACGGAGCCGTACCTGGCTTCAGTGAGCCAGGAGACCTTTCGGGCGAGCCTGTTAATCGCCATCGCATTGCTGCGAGTGTATTTGCGGACAGTTCGCTTAGGTTTGGGGACGGCAACAGCCTTTTTGCGATAACGAGTAGCGCGACCGCGAGTGCTGCGGCGAGTACTTCGACGATAGGATTGCTTGGCATAGGCCATGGTGGGGGTGGTTGATATATAGCAACATAAAAAAAATTTGATCAACCGAGAAAAGGTTTTCTGGCGCTACGCTGTAACAACATTGAAAACCTTTTTTTATAAGGGAGCTTGGATCACTTGGATCACTTGGATCAGTCAGTGAACTGGGGGAAATTTTCGGAATATGGGTGCTGGGAGGGGTCGTAATCGACGAGACACTTGTCAGGAGTAAGATAGTGCACTTGCCATCGATCGGGAGCGATGAGACCAGGGATGGGGAGGTTATTGGCAAAGCAGAGGAGCTGGGGACGATTGATGCGTCGCTTCTTGCCGCAGTAGCGTTTATCATACAAGAAGCCATTCTTGAGCATCTCAAGTCCAGCATACATTTGATGCATTTTTTCTTTTTTCATTGAGGCAGGCATATCGAATAGATAACAGGGAGTATTTTCCATCGACATACAGAATTGCATGATGTCTTCAGCTTGAGTAAAGATACCGGGAATCTCTTCACCGAGACCTTGATACTCGATCCATTCACAAAATATGGATTTACCGGAATTATAATGTGGGTCGTATATGTAATGAATATGACGTTCGTTATAGCCCTTCACGAGGCTGGTAGCGGAGACTTGCCAGGGATAAGGATCCTTCTTCATAAAGTTCTTGAGCTGTGTAGTAAGGACGGGAGGGTCCTTGACAACGTCTTTATCTGTCCAAGGGCCTGCAAGACGCGTTTGAACCTTCATGACGTAATTGAATTGCTGACCACTGTTGTGGACTTCGTTAGAAGTTGGAGACCAGTGACCCGGAAGATGTGGAAGGATATCTGTCTTCAGTGCCGAAAAGCGGCACTTCTTATGAAGACTAAGACGGATCTGCCAGTGGATATAGCCGGTCTCATCGCCCTGCTCCTTTTGGAACACCCACTTTTTGGCAATCGAAGTTAGAGCCGAGATCACTTGATGGTGGTCGGGATAAGTTTCGTCAACTTTCAGAGTAACATCGAAGGAGGCGAGTTGGCCATCGTACTGGTGGACCATGGTCTTTGATATATAGCAACATAAAAAAAATTTCAGGAAGTTTCCTGGAAGTTTCCGAAGCGGAACTCAATTTGGTTTTTTTTTTTTTAGGCGCGGCATACGCCGCCTTCCGAACCAAAATAGTACCAGCTTAGAGCCGGGTTAGGGTTAGGGTAAAGGGGAGTTAGAGGGATGCTTTACCTATTGGATCGCGCC